ATTCTTGATACCCATGTGGGGAGCGCAAGTTCATTGATTGCATATGAGGAATACGGTCTGGAATATGTTGGTTATGAAATCAATAAAGATTATTACGATTCAGCTCAAAAACGGTTGAACGAGTTCAAATCACAATTAACATTATTTAATTTAGGAATGGAGGTGCCGGAATGAATAAATCAGTAGTAGTGATGGAAACACCAGAAGATTGTGAATCATGTGTTTTACACGGTGGAATATTCCATTCTTTTTGTAAAATAAATTGTAGATATATCGAAGACTTAAGCGCAAAGCCTGATTGGTGTCCGCTTATGGATTTACCAGAGAAATACAATGGAGATTATCCGGCTAATACGTCTGATACCGGCTTTGCAGAGGGATGGAATCAGTGTATTGATGAGATTACAGGGGGGAAATTATGATGATTGATTTAACAGGAAAAAACGTATTTGTAAGAACGCGGGAAGAATATTTGAGTGTTCTGAAAATAGCAAGGTTTCAGGGATTCAAATGGGCGAGAGAAAACCATTTAAACCATATCGAAATTCCATTTCCAAACATATTGATTTTTTACGATAATAAAATCGCTACTTACAGCTTTGAAAAGACATTGCTTGAAGCATCCAAAATCGTCGAAGATGAAGAAGAAATCAAGGATGCAGTAAACATTGTCAGAACATTTGCTAAAAACCCAGACAGAACAGCATTGACGGACTCATTTATTAAGTCCTTGAAGTTACTCGCAGATACTGTAGAAAATCAGATGGAAGAGGTGAGGTAGATGATTAAGAAAATATTATATACATGTCAAATCTGCAATACTGACTATGCGGATAAAGAAAAGGCTATTGCATGCGAGAAAAGCCATAAGGCATTGGAAGGAGCAACATTTGTTGGTGAATATAAGCCAAAGGGAATGATTGGTGATGGACATCCGGTAAAGATAAGGGTAAAGTTCAAAGGTTCTGATGAGTGGGTTGTATATAAGAGGTGAAGTAGATGGAAAGATTAACACTTGAAGAAGCAATTAATCATGAAAAGATGATGGCGCAAAGAAAAAGATGGAATGGTAAATTTACTAAGGTATCACTGGGAAATGAAGAAATTAATAAACGATTCGAAGCTGATTGTATTAAAGATGCAGAAGAACATGAACAGTTTGCGGAATGGCTTGAAGAATTAAAATCTTACAAAG